CGTTTGGTCAGCGGGATGCTTTCAGCATTCGCGCCGGCAATGTCGAGCATCTTCATCAGGTCGGGCTTGCCGTTGGTGAACCAGGTCGGCTTATGATGATCGTCGACCAGTCCGAACGCTTTCAAGGCCTCTTCGTGCTTCTTGAAAGCCATCTTCGACATCAGCGACGTGCCGGGCATCGCCCGCAGTGCCATTTCGCGCAGCCAGGTGCCAGACTTGGTCGACGTCGCGCCCGCGCGCGTCAGCGCGGTGCCAAGCAACAGCGACTGCATCGGGTCGATCTCGAGGCCCGATTGCAGCAGCGGCACGGCATAACCTGCCGCGCGCTCGATTGACGACAGCGATCCAGGGTTTGCAGTCGATAGATAGGCAAACGCCGGCGCGAGCTTTTTAATGGCCTCTGGCGAATACTGCTTGGTCATGTGTGCCAGACCAATCAGCGCCTTCATCGACTCTTCCGGGCTTTCACCCTTCAGGCGGCTTTCGATCGTCGCCGCGCGCAACATCTCGGGCAGGACATCAACGCCGCCGCCCGGCGTGCCCTGGAACATGCGGATTTCCTGCTTGGCCGATTCCGCAATATCGTGCAGTCCATAGCCGGACTCCAACATTGCATCTTGCAGGATCTTTCGGAACTTCGCGTTATTCTGTTCGTTGTGTTCAACCTTGGTGTGGTAGATCAGCTGCCACACAGCGTCTTCCATTTCGGCCGCCTCATAGGCGCCATACCCAACCAGGCCCGCAGCCGCCGCCGCTCCGCCGCGAAAGTTGACGTGACCGCCGCCGGGAATAGCGATGCCGGGGCCCCCGACATGCGCGCCGCCGCCGACGTTGCGCGCCAGCCAGCCGGGTTGACGGCGACCGCCGCCACGAGCCGCACCGCCGCCGCCAATGCCGCCGCCAACGCCGCCAACGCCGCCAGGCGGAGGCAGACGCGCTGCCCTGCCCATCGCCGCACGCGCTTCGCCCGCATTCTTGGCGACGTTCTTCCACGAAGCCGCCAGCTTGTCGGTTTCGCCGATCGCGGTCGCAAGCCCGGTCCCAGAGCCGACGCCCTTGGTGATCTCGGCGAGGTTTTCGCGCGCCTTCGTGATCGCCGCATTGAGCTCGCGCACCTGCTTCAAGATACGCGACAAGGCCGGCGAGGCCTCGTTGACGATCTTGAATACTGCGCCGACTTCGAATGACGTGATCATGCTCTACCCGCTGCGCGGCCGAAAATCAGATGAAGCGGAACGCGATGGCGCCCCTGATCGAACGCCAGCGGGTCCGCACCGCATTGCCGTCATTGCCGGAGTGGATCAGGTAGAGGCCGCGACGGTCGGGGCCGCCGCGGATCTCGCCGACATGATGCGGCCACACGACGACCGCGCCGACCGCCGGACCGCCGGCGTTGGTGCCTTCGCGCGCCCATTGCCGGGCCTGCGCCAGGCGGGCCTCGTGCTTGCCCTTGAGCTTCATCATGTAGAGCCCGCACCACGGCACATAGCCGCGGGCGTGGCGATGGCGCGCATGCGCCGGTTGAGCGAACGCAAGCGCGATCGCCGCCACGACAACAAAGCGGATCATGCGAAGTCCTATCGTTTGTTTGGCAAAAGACCGGCGGTGATGCGCTTGCCGGTCAAAAGGCCGACCGCGATTTCGCCGAACACATCGGCGGCATAGGGAAGCGAGTTGGCCAGTGCCAGCGACACCACCGGCCGCGGCGGAATCCGCGACGTTCCCATCTCTTGCCAGAGCGCCTTCTTTTCAGGCGAGCCGACCACCACCGCGAGTTCGGCGAGCTCCAATTCCTTCTTGTAGCTTTCCGCCATCTCGCCAGTCCGCAACAGCGGCGACGGAACGGGGAAACCCTTGTCGGCCTTGTCCTTCAGCGTGGATTCGGCCAGCGGCGCCCAGCCGGGCTGATATTCGCCGGGATAGTGATGCGCCAGCGTCACCGCCAAGGTGCCGACCTTGTCGAGGCCGATTTCCAGCGCCGGCACGACGCGCGCCACCGCACGCTCGAGCTCGGCTTCGAATTCGGCCAGTGACTTCATCGTCGCGGCTTCCAGGTCATTGTTTCCCAGACGAACTGGCCGCCCTCGTTTTCCCCCTTGGCAACCATCCAGGCGAGAATGAAGACGTCATCGGCCGAGAAGGCGAGATCGAATGGCAGTTGTCCGTCGCAGGCGGCCACCCTTATGGTGAAGTCTGGCCGCCTGCTGAGTTTTTTGCGTCTTCCTTGTCCTTTGCCAGCTTGTCGTCGGCCGACAGCAGCTTCATCGCCTCGCCGACCGCGGCCAGGCCGTCGAAGTCCAGCGTCTGGATCAGGAACTGAATGTCGCGCTCGGAGGTCGGCAGCGGATAGGGCGTGGTGTCGATCTTGCGCACCGTGCAGGCGATCATCGCCATGTCGAGCGTGGCGGGATTGGAGGCCGCGACCGCGCCGAGCGCCTTGCTGACGTTGTAATAATCCAGGGCGTTCAGCTGCTTGACGAAAATCCGGCGCCCCTTGGCGTCGAGGACGTTAACCGTCCCGTCGTCCTTCATCGCCTGGGCGGTTGTTGTTGCGTTCTCTTTCGCTTTGGTCATGACTGTCCTATGTTGCCGCTACTGTGACTGAAGGCTAGGCGATGAAAAACTACGTCTATGTGATCTCCGGTGAGCACGGCCGGCAGAAGATCGGGGTTTCCGACAATCCGCGGCAGCGGATCAAGGAATTGCAAACGGGCTCGCCCTTCCCGCTCAATTTCGAATTCGTCGGCGAGGCCGAGAACGGCAATGCCGGCGCCATCGAGGTCGAAGCCCACTTCACGCTGAACCAGCACAAGGCGCCGGGCGGCGACGAGTGGTTCGTGGTCCCGCCCGACGTTGCCGTCACCGCGGTCATGGCGGCCGCGCATCGGCTCGGCTATCGCCTCAAGCCCGTGGACCCCGACGGCATCAGCGGCAACGCCGCCGTGATGCCTGGCGCGCCCTGGGAGAAGTGGATCAAGGTCGCCGTCGCGCTCGTCGCGCTCTATCCGATCTGGTCGCTGATTGCGATGCTCGAAGCCGACAGGATCACCCTGCTCGGCTTTGCCATTAGCGCGGCGATCCTGGTCGGCCTGATCAAGCTGGCGCAGACGTTTGCCGTCTATGCCGCAAGGTCATTCGTTCGCGCGTTCGACACCTTCGCCGGCGCCCTGCGCCCTTAAGGCGCGTTCTCGTCGGTCATTGGCTGCGCGTGCGCTTGCGGCGGCGGATTCCTGGCAGCGAACGCGGCCTTGCGGCGCGCGATCTCCCGGCCCCAGCCGGCCTCGAAGCTTTCATGCGTCTGCGGTCCGCGCATCCCCGGATACGGGTTGCCCGCAATGTTCGTCATCGCGCCGCGCGTGTAGAAGCCCAGCCCCTGCTGGTGCATCATATACATCTCGGTCTCGGTCGGATCGCGGCCGAAGCGTTCCCGAAACTGCTGGCTGTTCGCATCGAACAGGCGGCCTGCGCCCATCGCATTCTCGTGAGCGGAATAGATGTTTCCGCCGTTGCCGACGCGCCGCCATTCATCGTGACCGATCTGGTAGAGGCCCTTGTATTGCGTGCGGCGGTTCGCGTTCGAGCTCGGGTTCATGCCGGACTCGATCGAGGCGACCGCGCGCATGTAGTTCGGGTCGAGATGGTGCGATCGCGCCGCATCGACGATCGCCTGGTCGGTCTCGGCGGAGCCTTGCGGATAGGCGCGGCTCGGCCGCTCGTTGAACAGCTGGCCGCTCGGGTGATAGGTCGCGCCCGCCGAGGTGCCGGCGCCACGCCCCGGTGAATGAGAGTGACGGTGCAGGCCGTGCGGCCCGGTAATGCCCGGGTTTGGCCCGGGCCCCATGCCGCGATCGGCGCGGCCCATCGGGACATAACCGTCGAGGTCGGGCACATAGTTGTCGACAATGCCGTCATCGTATTTGAGGACGACTTTGCCGACGGGCACGCCATCGACGGTGATGATCCCGACTTCCATTACGCGATCGGCTTCTTCTCGCTGGCGTGGCCTTCCAGCGACAGCGTCACCGCCTTGTCCTTCGAGATCTCGCCGTGGTCGGGCATGTAGATCACGAAGCTGGTGTACTGATAGCGGCTGAAGGAGCCATCGTTGTTCAGCACAGTCTGCTGCAGCACGCCCGGCTTCTGGATCGCGCCGTTCGAGTTGAAGTTGTTCTCGGCCGCGACCAGAAAGTTTTCCAGTTCGGGACCGGTGCGGGTGATCTGGAAGGTGATGTGGTAGCCGTCCGGCACAAAGCCGTAGCGCGTCGGGTTGTTGTAGGGCGACGTCCTGATCGTGTGCACCGTCTGCTTGATGCTCACGCTTTGCACGTCGCCCAGCGGGACCAGGTTGCCGGTGGCGCCGTCGAAGAAGAACAGCTGGTAATCCTGGCCGGTATTCATTCCATTGATGGGCATGGTGTCTCCCTAAAGAAGGCCGAGGGTTGTGGGGGCGCCGATTAGAAGCTGGTGTTGTTGGCGGGCGCGAACTGCGACACGCTCGGCAGCTGATCGGATCCGGTGTCGACCACCTGGACGTTGCCGCCGCCCGCGAACTTCACGACGAAGTAGCGGATGACGTTGAGGTAACGGACCTGCCAGTACAGGAACAGGTAGCCCATCGCCTGCAGGTTGGCCGGGTTGTTGGTCAGATCGCAGATCACCTGCCACGGCTCGTCGATCATGCCCTGGCCGTTGACGCCATTGCCGACCTGCGGGCTCGCCAGCTGCCGCGAGAAGCCGTCGAACAGCGCCTTGGCTTGCGCGCGCGTCTGGTCGTTGGCCTGCGTCGATTGCAGCTTGCCGATGAAGCTTCCCGCCGCCTTGCTCTGCGCTGCGCGGATCAGGAAGTTGGTCATGCGGGTGTATTCGTCGCCATTGGCGGCCGTGTTGCTCGAGGCATTGCGGCCGGTGGCAAACGAGAAGTAGTAGCCGCCCGGCGACGTCGTCGGCGGCAGGATGACGTCGATGCCGCCGCGGTTGATCTGGTCGAGCTCGGCCATCGAATAGGTCTGGCCCAGGGCCGAACGCTGCGTCCCGGTGACGCCCTGCAGCGGCTTGTTGAGCGCGGAATTCTGCGGCGACAAGTTGCCGTAGATTCCGATCGCAAACGCCGCCGGGCTGATCAGGCGATTGAGCCCGTTGTAGCTGTCCTCGAAATACGGCCAGTCGCCGAGGATCAGCTTGAACCATGACGAATCGATGCCGGCGTTGATGCGCGTGGCGATCGCGTTCGTGATGGTGTCGCCCGAGGCCGTCGCCTGGATCGCAAAGCAGGTCTCCGACAGCGCGAACGATGCAATCGCCGCATAGTCGGAGATGGTCGAGAGATCGCAGAGCGTGAAGCAGTCGACGTTGGAGCCGCGCAGCACATACATGCCCTTGCGCGCGTTGGACACATCCTGCCCCATCAGGTTGGCGTCGGTCAGGCCCGTGGCGCCGTCGGTGCCGCCCGACAGCGTGGTCGCGGTGCCGAGCGTCGGCGCAGCCGACGAGGTGCCGGCGGTGGCGACGACATACTGCGACTTGCCGCTATAGGCGTTGCCGGAGTTGATGGCCGCCGCCAGGTTGGTCCAGAACGTCTGCCAGGTGCCGGTGCCGCCCGTGAGCGTGGCGCCCGAGACCGTGATCGCGGTCGAGAGCTTCGCCAGCGTCAACGAGTTGCCCGCGGTGCCGGCCTGTGCGCCGGCATTGCTGAACTGGTTGGCGGTGATGTTCAGCACCGAGCCGGTCACCGAATAGGTGAACTTGACCAGGTTGGAGTCGGCCGAGCCCTGCAGGAAGGTGAGCAGGCTTGCCAGCGTCACCGCCAGCGACGATCCGATCTGCACCTGGGTGCCGGTCGGCGCGGCCGTGACAAAGGTAACCGCGGTGCCGCCGATGGTCAGGGTGTCGTTGTTGATCGGCTGACCGGAGAACGTCGCGCTGCCGGACGCCGGCGTCGGGCCGAGGATGTTGTTGAACTGCTCCGGCACGATGCCGGGGAAGGCAACCACGGCCGACAGCGAGTTGGCGAGCGTGCCGGCTTGAATCGAGAACTGGATCTTGTTGCCGAGCGTGCCGGTATATTTGGCGGTCACCGTCAACGCGGTCGAGGTGATGTTGGCCGAGGCCGCAACATCGGTGCCGTCGGAGACGCGGACGCAATAGAAGCCGATCGCGCCGCCGACC